ATCTTCTTCCTTGACCTCTATATTCTTTTCTATCGTTACGTTTATTTGGTCTTTTAGAATGACGCCCAGGACGTTTTTTATTAGTTTGTTTAATGAAGGTACCTGTACCCGATTGAATTTTACGGGCCATTATCTTTTATTTCTGTCATTAATCCAATTCTTTTACTATTAGTAATTGGAATATATTTTATAACGCCATTAATATATTGTTCTACTTCTTCTCCACACAAAGAACATCTATAAAAATCTTTATACAAAAATAATAATGGAGATAATAAATTACAATAAGGACATATACCATGTTCTATTTTGGCATCTAATTTTAAAGCGCGTCTAATTTTTTTTAATTTTTTTTGCATCTATATCGTAGAACATATCATTAGAATCATCTGTCTTCCAATCTTTATTTTCTACGTTCCAATACGTAGTTTGTACTTTATAATCTGGCCAATGTGTTGAAGTTGTAAAGCTAGGAATACTCCACAAAATACGATTATTAGGCTGAGCTGCAAAATTACCGTTATCAAGAGCCAAAATGTGAGCACACTTATGCTGATCGGGAATTTCAGAATGTTCAGTATCCACAATATTAGATTCTGGATGTGCCCAATCCACAGTGAATAAATATTCTCCATGATAAAATTTTTTATTTTTTCCTAAATATTTACCGCGCTGACCTTTTAAAAAATCAAAAACAGTAACACTAGGATAATAACTAAATGAATTCCATAACTGAAGATCTTCGATATTTTGATGTTCCACTTCTCGTTGATGCACAGAATCGCAGCTTCTTCTTTGAAAAAAAGCAGAGATAGGAAGTCTCCAATAGATTGCACCATTGCTAAGTAACGCATGAAACAAGAGTGCACGACCGCTAATACTCCCCAAACCAAATACCACGCAGTCTTCAGTTTCTCCTTGATGTTTTCGTAAGTCATATAAATATTCTCTCCTTATTTTACAGTATATAGGCGGTATATTAGCATTTAAATAAGACATTGAAAGCTATTTTATTGAACCCCAATCATTACCGCATTCAAAATCAACTTTATTAGGTATTTCTAATTTAATTGCTGATTCCATTATTTCTACTATTTGTTTTGCATGGTCATTAGATTCAACAGATATATCTAATTCATCATGAACTTGTATATGTGGTACAATACCAGCTTCACTTAATGCAATAATAGACATTTTAGTCATATCTGCAGCTGATCCTTGTATTAATCTATTTAATGCTTTGTATGTTCCAGCTCTTTTAATTCCAGGACCATATTCTTTTATTGCATCAGCATGTTTTTTAGGAAGTCCAGCACCCCATGTCGTTGGTTCCCACATATCAAAATGACAAAGTCTTCCACCAATGGTTCTAATCTTTCCAGAATCATCAGCTCTTCTTGATACTGCTTGCATTAATTGTTTTATAAATGGAGCTTTAGCATGATACTGATTAATTAATTTTTCTGCAGCTTCTTTCATCAAACCTAATTCTGCCATTAATTTATTTTTACCCATACCATACATCAATCCAAGATTAATTGTTTTAGCTTGTGATCTTTCAATGCCAGCCATTTTTGCAACTGCTGCATGGAAATCTGCTTCTCCTGCTTCATATGCTTCTGCAATTTCATTAATACCATCTAATCTTTGTAATTTAGCATAATGAATTAATATTCTTGGTTCTTGTTGTGAATAGTCAAATACACCCCACTTATGATTTTCTTCTGGAATAAATATTGATCTAATCATAGGACCTAACTCTTTATGTCTTACCGGAATTTGTTGTAAGTTTGGATTAGACATTGAGAATCTTCCCGTCACTGTTCCACCATCATCAGATCGTATTTGATTTATATCTGCATGTATTCTTCCATTGTGAGAATGTTTTACAATTGTATCAATAAAAGTTGTGTGTGCTTTATTTATCTCTCTCGCATTTGCAATTGATTGTGCAAGTTCATGAGGATGATTTGCTAAAAAGTTTCTAGTAAAACTTGGAGCTCCTGTTTTTTCTGTTTTGTCATATGGAAGTTTCAATACATCAAATGCTTTAGCAATAGATGCTGCAGCCCATAATTCTACATTAACTCCTGTTAACTCCTTGATTTTAAATAACAATTTCTTTTCTTGATCTATAAGATTATTTTTAATTTTAGACGCTTTATCTAAATCAACTCTTACACCTTTGAATCTCATATCTACAAGACATGGAAATAATTTTGTTTCCATATCAAAGATAGTCCACAAATCTTGATCAGATAATTCTACTTTCATTCTATGCCAAAGTTTTAAAGTAGATTCTGCATCTCGTTCTGCGTATTGGCCAACAAACATAGATGGAAGTTTCCACATATCTTTTTTAGCATCAATACCATATTCTTTTGCTGCTGCTTGTAATACGGATTCATCTTTACTTATACCTGCATATTCTTTTGCAAGATCATTTAATCTAAAACTCCATCTGTTTTCATTTACTAAAGATGCAGCAATCATTGTATCTACAACTTTTGCAGGAGGAGTAATACCTGATGATCTTAACCAACAGATATCATACATTGCATTGTGAAATATAAATGTAGCATCTTGTTTAAATAAATCCTGTAACCAATTTAAAACTAATTTTTTATCCATGTTTCCACCACCTTCATGTGCTATTGGATAATATGCTGACCATCCTTCTACTGCTACGGATATACCTACAATGTGGCCACGACCAACCACGTTCCCCGATCCGCGTTCAATTAACTCCGGATCACAGGTCTCTAAATCCACTGCGATTTCTTTATGACCTTGTAAATCTTTTAATTCTTCTGGTACCACCCATTCTGTTTGTGGTGTAAATAATATTTGCTGAAATGTTCTCATTTATAATCTCTTTCTAATATCATTTCCAAATAGTGTATCGCTTTTAATATATCTTCTTTTTTACCTTTTAATCGATGACGACAGATATATTTAATTGCATTACCTTCAGCGAACGGTAATTTATTTTCGTTTATAAATACAGATGGTTGTATCTTCATTAATTTATAATGTTTACCACCAACTTGTTTAAAGAATATTTTGTTTGTCATATAATTCTTTATTAGTTTTGTGTAAATCATTTAAAACATCTTCTGGCTTTCCATTGTATGTGTATACTTTTTTTCCAACTTCATAAATTATGAAGTAAATGTTTTTATCTTTTTTATCTATTTCTTTTATTGTGATCATATTAAGTATGCGCGATCAAAACTCTTTGGATCTACAATATGTAATTCTTTCTTTGCTCTTGTGAAAGCAGTGTAATACAAACGATGTAAATCATCTGGGTCTGTTTCGCTTTGTTTAATTGCGGAGGCTGATAAATCTAATAGAACACAAATATTATCTCGTTCGCCACCTTTGAACGCGTGGATTGTCGACATAAGAATACGCGGAGTCTTATTTATCTTCTCACCATTTGCTCTCATATTACGAATATAATTTTCAGTAATTGTGTCTACACCTTCAAATGATTCATACCATACTTTATCAGTAAGTAAACCATGATCTTTAATACAATCTTGTATTAAATACTTTTCTTCAGCTTTTAATGTTTTAGCATCGTTATATCCAGGAGTGACATTGGCACCTAAATATTTATACATGTTTTTAATCTGTATATAATTTAATGCTGTACCATTTCTAAAATCTTCCCAATTACTTAATGCTAATAATAACTCTAATGATATAGAGTTAATTCCTTTGTATTGATAATACCAACCTTGTAATTCACATAATTCTTTAACATCATCTAAAAAATAACCCGCAGAAGCAAGAACTGTCCATTCTCCTTTAGACATATCTACCTGTGTAATATCAGTATAATATCTTAAAATACCTGTTTCTTGACGTGGTTTGTAGTCTTTTTGATATCTATTCTTAACTTTAGATATAATCTTTTGTGATAATTCGTGTATAGGACCTCCAGGAATACGATAAGATTGATTAAGCGTCCTGATCTCATCCACCTCATCTTTTAGCGCTATAAAGTGATCTACGTCGGCTCCAGCCCACTTAAAAATAGCTTGGTCATCATCACCTGCAATATATGTTTTTTCAGCCTTTTTCCATATACATCTGACCATTTCCCACTGTAAATGAGATAAATCTTGCGCTTCATCTATAAATAATACTTTAAATTTTGGAGATAAATCTTTTTCTACAAATTCTTCTAGTAAATCTGTGTAATCTTTTAATCCTTTTTCTTTTTTAAATCGTTTTAATTCTTGGTCTATTAAGAATAATGTATCTCTTTCTATATCTAATAAATTTGTTCTTGAATCATAGCACTCCATTAAATCCATTTTCTTAACTCTTGCTGTATTAATAATAGTTAAATATTCATTATCAGAATTAAAGATACCATCCTCATCTGAATAAGATGCAGTTTTAATTGGTATATTACATTTTAATCCAAACTCTCTATAATCTTGTGGACTCATCATTTTATCTCTGGCCATACTTAATGATTTAAATGCGAGTGAATGTAATGTTTTGAAATAAGTTAAATCACGTTCTGGGCTTAATCCAAATTTTTCTGCTGCTCTTGTTGCTGCTTCTCTTGCAGCTTTTTTGGTAAAAGAAAAATAACCTATTTCTCTTGGTTTAATTCCTTGTTTAATAAATTCATCTACCAAGTTTAACAATGTTGTTGTCTTTCCTGTTCCAGGTGGACCTAATATTATTGTTTTCATATTTCTTTAACCTCCTTTCCAATATTTCTTTTTGCAATTTTACTTTTTCATATTGTTCTTTTAACAATCTGTATTTTAAAAACCAATTAATACCTATCATTAGAAATGTTGCTCCTGATATTTAATTGGTGATACTGTTGTATTTATTTTTTTCATTGTTCTAATCTTAACCAATCTAGGTTGTTGACCTTTAATTCTAACTCTTGATTCTTCTACAAATATTCCATCTGCTTTTAGTGATGTAATTAAATTACCTGTCTTTGCCTTATCCATTTCCCAATGATTTTTTTTACAAAAGTTAAAAAAGTCTTCCATTCTAAAATATGTAAATTCTCTTTTATCATCTGTATATGGAAGTTTATTAAAGATATCATCCATAGTTCTTGCACTTTGTCTATTAGTAGTCCAATCTTGTAGCAATGAAATGATTTGATTTTTAGGATCTAATGATTCTAAAGGTTGAACAGTTTCTAACTTTTCCATTAGAGGTTTTAAATAAAACTCTCTCCAATCTTTTTCTTTTAATTTAGGTACTAATAAATCTGCTTTCTCTAACATTGCTAATGAAAATAATGCAGGACTAGCTAGTTGTTCTGCTTTTAATTCAACTCTTTTTTGTTTTTTATCTTCGGTTTCTTCTCCAATATCTAAAAAGTATTGTGGTGGATTAGAATTGTATTTAGTTAAATTACTAAGTTTAGGCATTACTTCTTCTCCATCACCAACGCCAAATTTTTTAGTTCTGCATAAAGATGGATTACAAACATCCACAATTGGAGGAAGTTTACATCTGTATTTATCATAACCTTTTTTACCAACAGATTTTAATAACTGTTGTACTTCTCCATTTGGTAATGGTGGAGACATGTATTTTAAGTTAGCTGCAACGACTTTATCTTGCCAAGAATCTGGATCCGATTGTTTAAAATATATGGCAATATTAAACAATGAGTTATTTCTAGATCCTTCGCCAAAGCCGTCGCGAGCTAATCTATTTAAACATGGAGGCCCATCTTTAAATATCTCTTCTACTTTTTCTTCTTTAATTTCAATCTTCTCAACTTCTTCCCTGCTGCGAGCATAAACATCATAGAGCTTATAAAATTCCTCAAGTGACATAGCGGAACCATTATCGTCGAACGCATATCTTAATCCTTTTGTTTGGTTATGGTATGGGAGATTTAAAAAATTACCTGTGTCCCCACGTTCCACAAGTATTTCAGTTTGTTTAGGAAATATCTCAACTCCTTGATATCCTAATGCATCTGAAATCTTTTTAAGTGTAGTTTGCATCAAAGATGCAGGTATGAATTCTTTTGTAAATAAAAATACGTGAGCACCTCCAGATTTAGATCTGAATACTATCAATGGAAGTTTTAAACTTCTTATCTTTTGTACTAATTCTTTATGATTAAGATTATACTGATCAACATCAATACAACCCCACTTACAATTATTATGTTCGTTAATTGGAATAATACCCAAAGCAGGATCAACACCATTAAGATGGTCTTCCCAAAGGTTATCCGTGACCTGTTTTCTAACGATAAATGC